GCCAGCCAGGAGCAGGCGCAGCAGCCTAGCCGGAGCCTTAATGAAACGTCTTAACGACAGCCCGAACCACCCTCTTCGCTTTATAACTGAGAGTCGAACTGTGGGTCAGTTTTACAATTCGTGGGATAAGAAATTCCATTTAGCGGAGTATAAACCATACGACATGCCTCCGACAAAATATCTATGTGGCAAGATCGGAAATTTCTCCATCAGCCGAAGAGAAGGGAGTCGTATGACTTGTGCAGATTGCTGGAAAGGTTTTGAAAAATGAGCAACACCATTCGTCGAACTAAGTACCGAGAGAAAGACCCTATGACCATCGACTTCCAACGGGAGATTGAACGTATCGAGCTTGAAGAGGCTCTCAATGAGCCGTATGACATTGATGAAGACGAGGACCCGTACTCCTTGTCTGACATGCAATTGATGGAAGATTCGTATAATCCTCGTGGGTAATTGGCTAAAAATCTCTGGGAATCAGGTCTTATCCTTCCCAGCTTGAAAGGTTGATATGAAAGTCAAAGTGTCAGAGTTGTCTGGTGCAGCACTTGATTGGGCAGTGGCCAAGTGCGAGGGCTACCTCGTGGATGAGAATTCTTGGATGCTCAACGCTACCGTCAAGGACGTAGACGAAGGCCACTACAAGCCTTCACAATATTGGGGACAAGGCGGGCCGATCATTGAGCGGGAGATCCGAGGGCGAGGGCTGGACCTTTGGTCACGCTGCCCGCCCGTACCAGACGGGGTGTGCGCTGCGACCTATGGACGGGGCGCTCCCGACTCTTATGTCTACGGCCCCACTCCCCTCATCGCCGCCATGCGCTGCTATGTAGCGTCGAAGCTGGGGGAAGAAGTAGAAATTCCAAAGGAACTCGTATGAGCAACGAATTTGAAATTGCCAATCTCGAAGATCAGATTGAAGAGCTTCAAGAAATGGTTCAGAGTCTCTCCTATGACATTGAGCTTATGAAACTAGAGATTGTGGAGCGAGGGGACATGATTAAGGCTCTTACTGTCCAGAACACAACTTTGAAGAAACAACTTATGAAGAAAATCGAGACGGACGTAAAAGTCGCTGCAATTCTAAAACCAACTGTGAGGGAGGACAATGGGGAAGTCAGTTGAAAAACTAAGGCACTCGTGTGGTTCCCATGCTTTGCAGGTTTTCCTACAGGACGACGGAACGTATGATGCTTTCTGTTTTGCCTGTGGCAAGTACGAACCCAATCCTTACGGAGACAAGCCTCCTGGCTACCGCCCTCAAATCAAAATCAAAAGCCCTGAAGAAATTCAGGCTGAGATTGATGAGGTTAAGGATTACCAAGTTGTAGCGATTGAAGATCGTAAGCTCCGTAAAGAGTCCCTTGAATACTTCGGTGTGAAAGTGGGAGTATCTGAAGAGGACGGTGTAACACCTTATTCCGTCTACTTCCCTTACTTCCGTAACGGAGAGCTTCAAGGATATAAGGCTCGTGTTCTTAACCCGAAGAAGATGTGGGCCATTGGCTCTACGAAGGATGTTGACTTGTTCGGATGGGAGCAAGCTCTCAAGACTGGCGCTAAGAAGCTATTCATCACTGAAGGTGAATTCGATGCCATAGCCCTTTATCAGATTTTTAAAGATCAAAACAAGTTCTCCCAATATGCTCACCTTGATCCTGCTGTTGTCTCTCTGCGGACTGGAGCAGGCAATGCTTACAAAGAACTCCCTTCCAAAATCAAGGAGATCCGTCAGCATTTCAAGGAGATCATTCTAGTATTCGATACTGACGAGCCAGGTAAGAAAGCTGCCGAAGACGTTATCAAGATTCTCCCGGATGTAATGGTTGCCACTCTTCCGGGTAAGGATGCTAACGAATGTCTTCTGGAGGGTAAGTCCAAGGCTTGCTACAATGCTTGTCAGTTCAGGGCTGAAAAGCCTAAGAACACTCGTATCGTCTCAGGGGATGAATTGCACGAGAGTGCAAAGGAAATCCCTAAGATTGGTTTGGACTGGCCTTGGAAACACATCACTAAAACCACTCGTGGCTTACGATTCGGAGAGACAATCTACCTAGGTGCAGGGCAGAAACAAGGCAAGTCAGAAGTGGTTAACACTTTGGCTGCTCACTTCATCAAGAACTACGGTTTGAAGGTGTTCCTTGCGAAGCCAGAGGAGAGTAACAAGAAAACTTACAAGTTAGTGGCAGGTAAGTTGGAAGGTAAGTTCTTTCACGATCCTGACAAAGAGTTTGATGAACAGGCTTACAACAAGGCAGGTGAGACGCTCAAAGGCCACCTCTACATGCTCAATCTCTACCAACACGTCGGTTGGGATTCTTTGAAAGAAGACATCCGTCATGCGTGTACGGTGGAGGGTTGTAAGGTTGTGATGATCGACCCCATTACCAACTTAACAAACGGCATGGACGCCGCTACAGCAAATGTCAAACTTCAAGAAATTGCTCAAGAACTCTCGGCTATGGCTCTTGATCTCAACATTCTCATCTTTATCTTTTGCCATTTGCGTAATCCTGATTCAGGTCCGCCACATGAGCGGGGAGGTGAAGTTTTATCCTCTCAATTTGCTGGCAGTCGTGCTATGGCTCGTAGCTGCAATCTCATGCTCGGTCTGGAGGGCAATCGAGATCCAAACCTCTCCACTGAGGAGAGGAATTTGAGAACTCTAGTTCTTCTTGAGGATCGAGAGTTTGGTGAGGTCGGTCGGTTCAAGCTGTATTGGGATCGAGCAACTGGATTGTTTAACGAGGTGTGATATGGAAAAACAACTGTGTGAGTATTGTGGTTGCGATAACGACGCCACTATCTATGATGAAGAGTTGGAAGCATGGTTTTGTGACGAGCATGAGGGCGGTTCAGGGAACTCGACAGGGTACTGTGGTCGCAGTTGTCAATTAGGTTACGGTTGCGACGATTCTTGTTAATAGAGGTATAAATGTACGAAATCATCGAGAATCACTACCGAGAGAATTACGGTAGAATCATGAAACGAATGACCTTCCGTGCAGGAGGTGTTCACCAAGCTGAAGACATTGTTCAGGAGGCATATGCACGAGCCATGAAATACTACAACACCTTGCGTGTTGATGAATTCGAGAAATGGTTTTCGATGATTTTGAACAACTCTTACAACGACTACATGCGTGACGAGATTGGTCTTTCGTACATCGAAGAGGATGATGAGCCTCTTGGTTTAGTCGAATGTGGTCTGGTAACCGATCAGACACGAAGGGAAGTGTACGACATCATCTCCACGAAGAGCGAAGCTCAGAAAGAGATTCTGACAATGCACCTTCGTCATGGCTACAGCGCCACTGACATTTCCAATCTGACTGACTACACCTATGCTAAGATCCATCACATCATCAGCAGGTTCAGGGATGAGCTTAGGAGTTTATACACATGAGAATTGCATTTGGTGACCTAGAGGCTGATGGTCTTCTCGATACAGTCACCAAAGTGCATTGTGGTGTGTTTAGAGAAAAGGGACAGGAAGCCCTTAAATTCGGCCCAGGTGACGTTAAAAAGATGTTGGCATACCTAGATACTGTCGATGTCTTAATCATTCACAACGGGCTTGGATACGATCTCCCATTACTGGAGAAGTTGTACGGATATACCTTCAAAGGTAAAGTTGTTGACACACTCATCATGTCTCGACTGCTCAAGCCTAAGAGGCTGCTTCCGTTCAACTGTCCTGATAAGAAGATTGGCCCTCATTCGATTGCAGCCTGGGGCTATCGAGTGGGAAGAGGTAAGCCAGAGCATAACGATTGGGAAGTGTTCTCCCCAGAAATGCTTCACCGTTGTTCCGAGGACGTAGAGATCCTTATCCTCGTGTATGATGCTCTGATGGAAGAGGCCAAAGGAAAGGGCTGGCGTAATGCTTTCCTTCTAACTTTCGAGCTGTTCAAGAATCTTCAGAAACAAGAGCAGTATGGCTGGTTAGTAGACACCGATCACATGCGCAAGTGCATCCATCAACTAGAACGATGGATTGATCGTATCGACAGATCGATTCACAAATATCTCCCTACTGTTATCGAAGTAGAGGAGTCTAAAACAAAAGGAGAATATGGGTACATCAAGAAACCGTTCCTCAAATCTGGGCAGTATTCTCAAAGTGTTTGCGACTGGTATTCTAGTAATTGCATCGATCGGAGCCATTCTCCCGTTGGTGCTTGCTTCTCTCGCATAACATTTCGTAAAACCAATCTCAATTCTAATGATGAGACGAAGAGATTTCTACTCGACTTAGGATGGGAACCTAAAGAATGGAATACAAATGACGAAGGAGAACGTACCTCCCCAAAGCTCAGTAAAGACGACCCTTTCGAGGGGATTAATGGCGCTCTTGGCAGACTTGTTGCTAAAAGGGTTCAGTGTCGTCAGAGAAAAGGGATCATCGAGGGACTTTTGGAGATTGTTCGGGCTGACGGTGCTATTGCTAGTAGTGTTGCTAATCTGGCTGAAACCGGACGGGCAACTCATCGTGGAATCGTTAACATCCCTGGTGCTAAGTCTTTCTACGGTAAGCAGATGAGGCAGATTTTTGTGGCAAGACCCGGAATGGTGATTGTAGGGACAGACTCCGACAGTTGCCAGATTCGCATGCTTGCTGCGAGAATGAAAGACCCGGCGTATACTGAGGCAATTCTTAACGGTAAAAAAGAAGATGGTACGGACCTGCACAGTGTTAACATGCGAGCAGCAGGTCTTAAAACCCGCGATCAAGCAAAATCTTTCTTCTATGCCTTCTTGTTCGGTGCTGGTGACGAAAAGATAACCAAGTTGACAGGTAAAAACGGAGGGGCTTTGAAAAGAGAGTTCTTAGCCGGGCTCCCAGCACTAGGCGCTCTAATCGAGAAGCTAAAAGCAGAATGGCGTAAGAATGCAAAACAAAGATTCAATCCTAAATTCAACCGTATGGAGCACTACGATGGTTGGGTTACAGGGTTGGATGGGCGACCCATCTATATTGCTTCTGAACACGCCATCTTGGTGTATGTGCTTCAATCTGATGAAGCGATTATGATGGCAAAAGCATATAATTTCGCTAACCAGCGATTGCTCGATGCAGGGCTTGAATACGGAAAAGATTTTGGATTCCTTACCTGGATGCACGATGAGTACCAGGTCGAGTGTCTAGAAAAGTGGAAGTTTGTAGTCAAAGAAATATGCGAGGCATCTATATCAGATGCAGCTAAGTTCTATAACATAGATTGTCCACATATAGGGAGTTCTGATTTTGGATACAATTGGGCCGAAACGCATTAACGAAAATAAAGGAAAAAAGGTGGAAACTGTGACCACCGAAACAGGGTGTATTGAGTGTACCTCGCACAGTCTGAACAAAGACGGGTACGTTCGCCTTTTCGTCAGCAAGCATTCAAAACCTAGAATGCAGTTCTTACACCGAATCGAATGGGAGAAAAAGTACGGATCTGTTCCCGAAGGGTTTGAAATAGATCATGTTTGTAGGAACAGGGCGTGTTGTAACACAGACCACCTTCAGTTACTGACGGTTTCTGAACATAAAATCAAAACAAACAAAGAGAGATACTTAGATCGAAAACTAAAAATCCTAAGCGACCTTCTTGAAGGGATTTCTATTAAAGAAATCGCTATTAAATACTCCGTATCGGAAGCAACCGTACGGCGTTTAAAAAGAGAAAATAAGGAATTAAATGAACGCAAATTTCGGTGACATTGGCACCATCACTATCAATTTCCGGGATCGTCGTAACGACACCCTTATCTACGATAACGTTGTTGGTTATCAAATCGGTGGAGGTGCAGTGAGCATCTCTCGTGCAACTGGCGAGAATGAAATCATTCCTCTGGATTTGATTTCCAACGTCAGTTTTAAGTTGAACGAACAAGGAGAGTAATACATGGCATTGTTTGCACCTAAAGGTAGTAAGAGCACTAAGTTTGTCGAACAGAAGAACATTGCGCCAGGTGTGTATCCTGCTCGTCTTGTCCAACTGATTGACTTCGGACTGCAAGCTCAGAAGCCCTATAAGGGTCAGGACAAGCCTCCTGTGAATGAGATTGGTCTGACGTATGAACTTGTTGATGAGTTTATGCTGGACGAGAATGGTAAGCCTATCGAAGATAAGCCTCGGTGGATTAGCGAAACTCTTCCGTTCTACGGTTTGTACGCTGACAAAGCTAAGAGCACTCAACGCTATCTGGCTTTCGATCCTACGCAAGAGTGGGGTGGGGATTTCAGTCGAGCTATCACACAGCCTGTGAACATCACTATTGTCAACAATCCTGGTAACAACGGTAAGGTTTACGATAACGTGGCCTCTATCGCTGCTATGCGTCCTCGTGATGCAGAGAAGTGCCCTGAGCTGGTTAACGAACCTCGGGTATTCGATCTTGACAATCCCGATCTCAAGGTGTTTGAATCATTCCCTGAATGGATTCGGGACAAGATCAAGGGCAATCTGAATTACGAAGGCAGTAAGCTCCAGAAGCTGCTGGGAGGTCAGCCTGCCAAAGCTCCTGCTCAAGAGCCCCCGAAGGAAGAAGAAGCTCCTTGGGACGGTAAGGATGAGGATGCTCCCTACTAATGCAACCTCTGGTGGACGGTGACGTTCTCCGATATGAAGTAGGGTTTGCTGCGGAGGCAGGATGGCAAAATGAGGGACCTCCTCCATTCGACTATGTAGAAGAGATTCTTCGTAGTCGTATTGACAACATCTGCGGTGTTGTTGGGGCTACGGCCCCTCCCGTCCTGTATCTTACAGGCAAGCATAACTTCCGAGAACAATTGGCTACACGTCAGCCATACAAAGATCGACCGAGCAATAAGCCTTGGCATTTTGCCAACATTACGGCTTACATGAAAGGAAACTACGATGTCAGAATTCAAGACGGACTGGAAGCAGATGACCTTATGGCCATCGAGCAAACAAGACGAGGATTGGAAACAATCATTTGTACCAGAGACAAAGACCTGCGAGCTGTTCCTGGATGGCATTATGGTTGGGAGCTGGGAAATCAGCCTCAATTTGGTCCGTTTCTTACCGACGAGATTGGACACATCTCGCTGTCTGCTGATAGAAAATCCATCAAAGGTACGGGTTTATTGTTTTTCTACTCGCAATGCCTCACAGGCGACCGCACGGACTCTATTCTCGGCGTTGAGGGATTGGGACCTGTTAAAGCCCTTGGAATCCTCGAAGGATGTCTGACTACCCAGGAAGCATTTAATCGCGTCAGAGAGGCTTATAGGGCCGTCTATGGGGGTGATGGAGATAGATTCTTATTGGAATCTGGAAGGCTCCTCTGGATGACTAGAGAATTACATGAGGACGGTAGTCCTGTTTTGTGGGAGTTTCCTGAATGAAAACTAAGTATCGGATTCTGAAGCATTGTGGCTACTATTTTGTTCAAGAGAGGTTTCTCTTCTTATGGAGTGATGTGAATGAGTACGGATTCAGATCATTAGATGCTGCCGAGAGATTCATTAAAAGTCTCAAAGAGACTGAGAGTTCAAAAGTAGTGGGGTATTACTAATGAGAGTGTATATTGTCTATCGGGAAGATGGCTATGGGAGTTATTCAGTAGTCAAGCTGTTCGCCCTGTACGATTCAGCAACCCGTTATATTGAAATTCAAGAGCCGTATGAGAGAGGTCTCCTCTCTATTGAAGAGGATTTTGTTGAGCAAAACTAAAACAAGAAACGGGGGTCAATGGACGGAGAGCCGACATAGATCCTTCATTATCTCTGCTTTAAGGAAGGCTTCTTCTAGATACCCTCCAAGATTCTCTGCACTCGAAGAAGCTAAGACTGAGAAAAAAGTCAACCCAAAAACCAACAGGGTTGCGCAGCATTATCTTTGTGCTGCATGTCAAAAAGACTTCACATTGAAAGATGTCCAAGTGGACCATGTTGATCCTGTTGTTGGCCCTGAGGGCTTCACAACATGGGATGAATATATCAAGCGGATGTTTTGTGAAGCTGATAACTTACAAGTCTTATGCAAGGAGTGCCATGGATTCAAAACAGAAGTGGAAAGAGAAAAATCCAAACTATCAAAAAGAGTATTACGAGAAGAATAAAGATAAAATTACTGAAGGTAAACGGCTATGTCGGGCTCGCAAGAGAGAGCACTATGCTGAAGTAGCTAAAAAGAGGTACGACGCTAAAAGAGAAGTGATAATTGCTCAAGAAAAAGCACGAAGAAAAGCTAATCCTAGAAAACACCTTCTAAATGCCGCTAGGGCGCGAGCAAAACGAAAAGGAATTCCGTTCGAAATCACGGAAGAAGATTTCACCATTCCTAGTGAATGCCCTCTTTTAGAGATCCCATTGTTCCCTGGGGAGGGTAAGGTATGCGATAACTCCCCTACTTTAGATCGTAAAGTGCCCGAGCTTGGGTATGTTAAAGGCAACGTGTGGGTTATCTCTTTCCGTGCGAATATGATAAAAAATTCATCATCATTTGATGAATTTCAATTAATAAGTAAGAATTGGAGTAAATACAAATAATGACCCAAGAATTTAAAGGCTTCTCCCTCTTCAACGACATTGAAGATCGTGACCTCCGTACTCGTAATCAGGCTGTTGTTCTTGCTAATATGGCAGAGTCTAGCAG